ACAGCAGCTCAATGCTGGCGGCGCAGAATTCTTCTTCGAGATCCCAGCCGGCGAGCATTTCACAGAGCAGGTCGGGGTCGCTGATCTTCTTGTTCTTGATCAGCGCGTCGAGGCTGTCCTTGTCGCGGTGCTTGAACTCGAATACCGGCTTTGCGACCTGGCCGTCAGGCAGCGGAATTTCTACCGGCGCCTTGAAGGTAGGATTCGGGGTCAGGGTGAATTTCACGCTCATGGATCGTCCCTATCTGGAAAGAGTAGGCCCGCCGAGTGACGGGCCTTGCTTCGTTAGGCGGCGTAGCGTTGCGGCTCGGAGGTCAGCGAAACGGTGCCCTGCAAACCCATCAGCTCGTTCTTGGTGAGCGTCGGGGTCTTGTTCAGGGTCACATAGCCGTTGTAGTAGATCGCCGAGCCGGACGGCAGCACGACCGAGACGGCGCGCGGAATGCGGTCGTCGTTGGCGTCGGACAGGATGCTGTACCAGGGCAGTTCAGCATCGTCGCCGATGGTCATGGCGAAGCTGGACGCGCTCTTGACGGTCGGGATCTGGTGCTCGACATCCTCCTCGAGGAACGAGTAGGTGACGAACTGCTGCTCGCCGCCGGAAGTGGTGAACTCCAGAACCTGGGTGATCTGCTGCCAAGTGCTGATCTTGCGCACGGAGCCAGCACCGCCGCCGGCCGGGTAGAGATTGGTCGAAGTGGTGTTGATGCCTTCCAGCTCGAAGGTGTCGACTGTCACGTTGGCGACGCGAGCGACGCGGCTGTTCAGGCGCGACCAGCCGGAGGTGACTTCGACAATGTCGCCATTGGCCAGGCCGTGGCCTACAGCAGACGCAACGGCTGGATTGGCGTTGGATACAGCGGTGACGGTGATTGGCGCGGCATACGCGGAAGCGATGGATACTACGGCGCCGTTGGGTAGCGATACGGACAAATTAAACTCCTAGGCCGCATTTGCGGCGCGTTGTTGCGGCCTAGCGGCCAATAAAAAGCCCGGCGCTAGGCCGGGCTGTTGGGTTAACTCTTGATGGCTATATGGTGCAGCCGTCGCTGTGCATCTGACGCTTAAATTTTAGGTAAGCCAGATGAGCAATGTACGGATCCGAAAAACATCCGATATGAATTCCCTTGCGGTTTACCTGAATGCGCGCGACCCAATTACGGTTTTCTTTATTCCAGTAAACACCAAGGTATCCAGAGGAGTTTCCTTTGCAGGCAGCGCGCATGTTCTGCCGGTTTATCTCGTTCGGCACGTCGCGCAGGTTTGCTATGCGGTTGTCGCCTGGATTGCCATTGATATGGTCAATGTCGTGCTTCGGCCATTCGCCATGCACGTACAGCCACGCAAGGCGGTGAGCAAGATAACGCTTAGAGAAAAGCCCTACCCGGTAATAGCCTGCTAAGCCGCCTCCTTTCACGACGAAGTCGGCGCGATCACCAACTTGGTGGCGCTGGGCCAGACGAACTTTGCGGGTAAAGACCCCGGTTTCAGGATCGTAATGGAGTGTTTCGCGCAGACGATCTGCGGTTAGAATACCTTCAGCCATGTTGACCTCCGAACAGGTTGGCTTGGTTAGAAGCCCGGCCGGATTGCACTCCGCCGGGCTTCGTCCATTCTACCACTTCCCAATCAAATCGTATCGGCCCGGTAGGTGAAGCTAACCGGAACCATGAAATGGGTGTCGCCTGTGATTGGCGGGCCTTCACTGCATGGGCTCGTGATCTGCATGGCGAAGCTGCCAGACACGAGGCGATCGTTCAGCGGGAACAGCTCGGCGAGGTCAGCGGCCAGCGTTTCCGCATCTGTCGGCCCCTTGCCTTTCGGCACGAACACGCTGATCTGGCACACGCCGCTGTACTCGCGATGCGCCCCAGCCAGGTCGGCGCTGTCGGTCGGCGCCTTGAGAAGGTTGAAGCGAAGGTATTGCCCTGCAGGAGGCGCGAACTGAACGTTCTCCCAGGCAACCGGCAACGTGCGCGCAGTTGCAAAGGTGTTGAGCCTGCCCTGTAGAAGCGAGCGAATGAGCTTTTGGGACATGGTTACACCTTGTTTTTGGCAATGGCTCTTGCCACGATTTTTTGAACGCGGGCGAAGTTGATTCGAACCATGCCCTCCGGAGCCTTCTTGCTGCTGCCGAATTCGAGTGAGTATATGTAGGGAAGGTTGTTCGTCAGGAACACCTCCTGCCCAGCCCCTTCTGGAGTTCTGGCTTGAACCTCTCCGATAGCCAGCGCGCCGCTCTTGTCGTCGCGCTCGATCTCGTTTGGCGTTGGCTGGCCGACCGACGTCTGCCAGTTGCCACGCGCCCGCCCGGTATCGACCGGAGTCGAGCGAATAACGCCAGAGAACAAATCGAGAGCTGCTGTCCGCGCGATTTTGTCGTGCGCCTCGGCAGCCTTGGCAGAAAACCGCCGAATATCATCAGAGAACGACATCAGCGCCTCCCCTGGACCTCGTAGGCCAGCACTTCACCGGTAGGATTGAGCGTGGAGACGGCAACGACTGTCCACACCTGGCCGGCTGCCGTAATCGTCGTCTCCAGCGTTGGCGGCCATTCGAGGCCAGCTGCGCCGAAGAAGATCTTCTTGTCGTCGCGCTTGATCATCGAGCCATCCGCGTACTGCGTGCCAGACGATTGCAGGTTGTAGTTGTCGAGAATAGCCTTGGTCGTCTGCGTTAGCGTCTCGCTGGGCGTCGTTTCGCCCGTCACCGGGTCATAGCCGCCGGCCTGCTCGAGGGTCAGCGTGATGGTTTCGCCGATCTCTTCGACGACAGCCAGCGCCTCGGCAGCGCCTTGTAAAATCTCGTCGCGCAGTGACATATCAGCCCCTTACAAGCCTCACCTGGCCCTTGTTCGACCAGGGCTTAATGAGCGCCAGTGCGAACGACTCGGCGGCGGACAGCGCCTTGCTGCCTTCGCGGAACGTCTTGCTCGACTGGACCGGGCCGGCAGTCACGCTCGTGCTGACGACCTCGCGCTCCTGAGCGCCGTAGAGCCCGCCAGACGCCGCAAGCTGCGCGATTTCCGCCCCTGCCTGTACGACTGCATCAGGAACATCGGAGAAGCCGACAGTCAGCCGCTCCGTAAGCCAAGCGTTAGCCATCAGCACCGCGCGGGCCTTCTTGTCTTCGGTGGTCCAGCCGGACCCCAGCAGGCCGTCCACCTGCGCGATGGTGATGTACTCGGTCATTTACTCGGCCTCGGTCGGCTCTGGCTTGGTCTTACGGGCGCGCGGCTTGGGCGCCTCGTCTTGCGGCTCGACTGCCTCGCCAGGCGGCGCGAATCGAGTGTCGATGATCTTGAAGCCCTGAGCACGCAGCTCAGCCTTCCGTTCCGGTGTGACCGGATGTTCAACGTATGCAATCTTCTGTTCGGACATCTCAGTCTCCAGCGAAACGGGGCGAGCCGGAGCCCGCCCCTATCGGTTACTTGGAAGCGTCGCCGATGGTGATCACGCCAGCGCTCGACTTCACGCTGTTGACGAACAGGTCCCAGTTGGAACCGGTCGCCAGCTCGGCGTTGGTCGGGGACTTGCCACCATTCGCAATGTCCCAGGCAAAACCCTTGAGGCCCAGACCAAACGAATAATCCGCTTGAAAGGTTGTCTCAATACGCTCCTTGCCGTTGCTGGTTTGGACGCTGGTAACCACGTCGCTGCCGTCGTGGACGATGGCCGCGGAGTCGGCCAGGGACAGCACCTTCTGCTTGGCAGGCACAGCGGGAGTCGCCGCAGGGTCGCCAGCGGCGAACAGCGCCGGGGCATCGGTAACGATCACCGGGCGACCCAGGATGTCAACGATGTTGACCGACTGGCTGTTGAACAGCTGCTGCGCGTTGGCCAGGTTCTGGCCGACCAGCTTATGGAACACCTCGCCGGTCATCACCTGGGCCACGAGCAGGCCGGAGGCGTCGCCGAACTTGGCGTGAGCACCGTTGATCGCGCCGTAGGTCACGCCTGCAGTGGCGGACACGTCGTTGGTGGCGCCGGCCACGTTGCTGATCGCTGCAACCAGGGCGGCGATAGCGGTGTTCAGCTGGTCGGCCATGATGGCTTCGGAGAGGTTGCGGGAGATGACCTCCAGCGCCTCGGCCGGGTTCTTCTGAATCCACGACAGCTGGGACGGCTCCCAGAGGATCGGGCCGAAGCCGCCGGCAACCTTGACGCTGTTGGCCTGAACCTGCGCGAGCGCGGTGGCGGACTGGGCGTTGTTGGTGGCGTAGCGGTCGACGCGACGCTGAGCGGAGTGCAGACCAGCCCACAGGGATTCCTGCAGGAAGTCGCCATCGATGCCCTGCGGGGTCAGGCGGATCGCGCCGGCAGACGCGGCGTTGAACTTCTCGACCATCTGCGCGATGGTTTCGATGGTGGTGTTCTTCAGGTACTCGTTGAACACCTTCATGTCGGACAGTGCCATTGGCTATTTCCTCTTACGCGTTCTGGATTTGGGCGTTGATCGCGGCCAGGCGCTCTTCTTTGCTGCCGCCGAGATTGCCCTTAGGTTTGGGTGGCTGACCGTTTCCGTTCGGAGCGCCGCCGCCATTGGCGCCGGAACTCTTAAGGATCGTGTCGCGATAGGGGTAAGCGTCGACGAGGGATTCCAGCGCTTCATCGAAGTCAGCCAGTTCGCCAGGGCGCGCACGGCTGAAGATCTTGTTGCCGTTGGCGTCATAGGCGACGACCTTGCCGTCCTCGATCTTGAAGCGATTCCCGAATGTGGCTTGCACCATGTCTGCAGGAACAGCCAGCTTCTCGGCGATCACCTTGGAGCGAGCGAAGCTGCCGCCGATCTTCTCGCCGTACAGTTGCTGCTCGAGGGTCTGCGCCTTGGTGTTGGCTTCGTCCAGCTGGGCCTGATAGCCCTTGGCGATTTCCTGCTTCACCTTCTCGACCTCGCCGGCATCCACCAGCTTCTTCGCGTCGAGATTTGCGACGATCTCCAAAGCCTTGCGGGCTGCCCCGGCGTCATCGATACCTTCGAAGGCCTTGGCGGTCTTCTCGGCAGTCTCAGCGCGCTCGCGGTGCTGCTTGGCTTCGGCGTTCAGTCGGGTGATGGTCGCCCGGGTGCCAACCGCGTCGAAGGCAACCTCTTTGCCGTCGTCCTCAACGTAAACGGGCTTGCCGTCTTGGATTTCGGCGTACTGCTTGCCATCGACTTCTACGGTCTTCAGTTTCATCTCGTCTTTCTCCGGCCATCCGGCCATTGCGTTGAGCCATCCGGCCCGGTGGCGCCCCGTCCCATCCGAAACTGCGGGCAATAAAAAACCCCGCACGATGGCGAGGCTCTAGAAATGGAAAACCCGGCGCTTGGCCGGGTCTGGTGTCGCTATCAGGTCAGCAGAGCACGACGCGCTCGCCACGCATGAAGCATGACGCGCACAGTATCTGCTTCGTCCCGCCCTGCGCCTTGCCGTTCTTGTAGAGCATGCCGATTTTGGTTTCCAGCACTTCGCGCGAGCCGCATCGGCCGCACTGAATCATGCTGGCCGGCTTTGGCATGGCGCGCATTCGCTTGCGCACCTGCTCTGCCAGGCTATCCGGTGCAGGTGTGCCGTCGATGACGTGTAGTTTCGGCTTCTGATCGCTCATTGAGCCATCATAGCCCAGCCTTGGCAAAGGCGGCAGCGTCTCTTTCGCGGAGTTCGTCTAGCGACAGGTATATGCCCTTGTCGTTGTAGAAGCGATCCATCTTCAGCCCGCCCTGGCGCATCAGCTTGCCTCGTGCCGGACCTAGAATTTGATCCTGCCGCGCCGCGCTCTGCTCCATCAGCCACTGGCCGTAGGTTTTATCGGCCGGGATCTGGCCGTCCATGCTGGCTCTCGTGCCGGCGTCGATCTCGTCTGGCGACAGGCCGAGTTCTTCCCAGCCCTTCAGGGCGGTGACACTGGTAGACCGGCAGCGCCAATGGATGCGCCCAGGCCCGGCTAGCCATGGCACTTTGTGACCGATCGGCTTGTGCGTCTCGACCTCATAGCGCAGGCCGTCACGAATGCGGCACTCCGGGGTCGTGCGTGAGTCAATCGTGCTGGTCCAAGTCAGCGCCGCGATGATGTCGGCGTTCGCGCTGTAGAACGCATCACGGGCCGTCTCTGCGGTGTGACTGATCGCCGTGCGGACCATCGCATCAATGTCGAGTCGGCTGCGCTGTAGCAGGCCGTCCGCGTAACCCTCGGCGCGAATGCCCATGATCCCGCGAATGATCTCGTCGGTCGTCTGGCCGTTCACGATGCCGATACGGATAGCGTCCCGAATGCGCGCCGCGCGGGTCTCCTCAAGATCGCTGAGCCATTCCTTGAGCAGACGCCCCTGGAATGGCCGAGCGAAAGCAGCGGCACGGACCTGGCCAAGATTCACCTTTGCCAGCGGCACGGCAACCAGCACCTGATTGGGCAGCGTGGCCGTAAACAGCGTCTGCTGGTAGCCAAGCTCATACTCAGCTAGCTCGTCGATGATCTTGACGACCTCTTCACCGATCTCGGCGTAGATGGCCTTGTTCAGCTCGCGCACCGACTGCAGCACGGTGTTCATGTGCGTGACGGTGAAGCTATCAGTGCCCATGCGCTCGACAGCGTCGAAGAGCCGCTGCCTAAGGTCCGCATCGGCGCGATTCAGCAAAGCGATGATCTTTCGAGCCTCACCGTTGCTCAGCTGCTGCAGGTCAACGGCATGATCAATTGCCGCGTCCAGCAGTCGCTCGTTGACGGTCGCCATCAGATCACCCCAATGCCAGGCCCTTGCGCGTCGATCTTCTCTTTCTCAGCTTCCCATTCGTACTCATCGCTGATGATCCCGCGCCGCTGCATCTCAGCGAACAGGGTTTCATCGCTGAGCTTGCCGGAGTTGGCCATCTGCAGCAGCTGAGGCACAGATACTTCCGGCGCCCAATCCTGATCGAAGTTGCCGCGCATCTCGACCATGCCGCCATCTGGCAGCCCGAGGTAGTCGGCCATCACCTGCAGCATCTGCGCGAGGGCATCGGCGAACTGGTTGGCCATGCGAGCCAGCGGGGACAGCTCTTGCGCCGCCTCCTCATTCGCCTGGGTGGCGGTCTTGGTCTGCTGCTTCTCTTTCTGCAGCAGCTTGGCGCCGGCCATGCGCATTTCTTCGATGAGGTCTTGCAGCGACTCCCGGCCAGCGTTGATAGTCGCCCCGGTGTGCTCGACGTACTTGGCATCGCCGTCTTTAGGCATCCGAGTCGCGCTGCCTGAGCTGATCACCAGCTCGAACTGTTCGTCGTCGGTGAAGGTGAACAGCAGCGGCACCCGGGCGACGTGCAAGATGTTGTCCTGATCGCTCTGGGACTGCCAATGCTTGACGTTGAGATGCGCCAGTTCGAGCAGCGGAGGCTTTGCCGTCAGGAAGCCGGTGCGGCCGGTATAGAACGAGACAAGCGGCACGTAGCCGAGGCTGGTAGTGCCTTCGTCGTGCCGGACCCATGCGCCGCCATTGTCGGCCTTGCGATAGGTGCGCCAGATGCCGGGCTCAAGAACTCGCACCTGGGCGACCGACTTCACGCCGAACTCGCCGTCAGCCTCCTCGATCGACTCCATGTAGCGGAACTGTGCCAGCTTGCCGCCCTCAACACGCCAGCCAAGCACCTGCTCGGGGCGAATCAGCACGGCATAAGGGCGAACCCCTGCAGCGATCTCGTCTGCGCGAGTGCGGAGACCTTCGGCGCGCGGGTACTCAACCAGCACGTGACAGAGGCCATGGCTTAGCGC